AGACTTTCATTTGTACCCCTATGTTTTAATTTGTATTGCTATATATACCATAACAGGCTGCACCTGTCAAGTACTATTCATTATCAATACTTGCTTGAATACCCCAGCGGGCAAGGACTAACATACCAATAGCCTCACGTTCTTCATCTTTGTCGATGTACGATAAGAATGCTTGGAATTTATCCTCAACTTCTCTGATTTTATCAGCATCCATATCAGACATAAGACCTTTAATGTATACTAGTTGTGTTTGTTCCACTGACATGTTGAGCCTCCGATGCTACTTTTGCTTTAATTGACAGTTCTGCTATGAGCATATGTAACATAGCTGTGGCGTTTACATCCCCTTTGTATGCATTAACAAGGCCATCAAACCTTGTCCGCACCTTATACAAAAGGTCTTGATCACCAGAAGCAAGTGCGCGCTGCACATTATGCAAAGCTACTTCTGCCTGTGTTAATTGTCTTTCAAGTGTCTTCTTGCTATTTTTATTCATTTTTCCACCATCTTCAAGTTAAAAAGTCAATGATAACTCCTGCTTCTTTGGCAATACTTAAAGCTATTGTATTAGACTTTTCCCACCTTTCACCTAGAGCACCTTCTGGTTTTACTGTAGCTACTCTTTTCATCCCTGATTGGATAATCATAGACATGCATTGTGAGCATGGTGGCAAAGGCCACACATAAATTGTACAGCCAGACAAATCTCTCTGGCTAAAAAGGATTGCATTACATTCACTGTGAAGTACCTTGGCATATTTACGTTCACGATCATGCAAGTCATCATCAGGGATATGTTGCGGGTACCCATTAAAACCAAGGCTTATGATACGTTTATTGCCATCTACAATAACAGCACCAACTTTGGTTGAGGGGTCTTTCGACCATTGAGCAACGTGTTCAGCAAGTTCAATAAACCTTCTGTCCCATTTGCTTATGTTTTTATACCCTGTCATAGCATTATCAAATAGAGTTTTTATATGCATTTCCTTAGTAGGTAATACAAAGGGTTTTTCTGGTTTTGGTACTTTAGGGAAATCAATAAATGAATGTTCTTGGTCAGAGTACTGCATACCCTCAATGTTAAAATAACAGAACACATGTTTATCTGCGAAATGTATTTTGATAGGAAACTTAGCACGGTTGTTCACATTGATCCATGTAACCATACCAGTACCGTGTTCCCTGTGTTGATACTGATCGCCTATGGTTATGGGAGTGAGTCTATTATTTATTAAATTTAACCTCCCATTATGATCATTCAATTTGAGATCATCACATCTGCCTAAATTATCCCTTTCTATAGTTACCTGCCCATTTAATTTACAGGCAGGGCAGAATAGAGTACCACCTAACCCATTGACAACAGCAGGACTAGGTGTTAATTGGCATCCATGGATTTCACATTGCATTGTGTTCTCGCTTTAGTTGTTGATATCTTTTTCTAAGGGGTTCTACATGAATGGCGGTATACCACTATCTGTTTTAGTGAACTGTCCTTTTATTTTCCCAACCAGTAGTTTTAGGTCTTTCTTTTTCATTTGCAAAAATAGTGTGGATGTGTTTCTTTTAATGTATCAAGATATCGCAACGCATCTTTCAAATAAATATTGGCTCCCCTTAGTTTTATTTTTATTATAACATCAGGGACAGCTTTAGGTAGTACACCCATTTTTATTAGGAAGTTTTTAAATAATTCAGCTTTCATTATTTACCCCCGTAAAATTCTGGCAATACATTTGCTTGTTTGAACGCTTTTTTTAATGGCAAGGTTAACGTGCCAGAACGTGCGTATGCGGGTGGTTTATACCCTGTACCCTTTAAAGCTTTTACCATACGATTATAGCTCGATTTAGTAAGTTTGGGTATAGGTGGTGCTTCAGATGGGTGCCGCATAGGGTGATGATCGCGTTCAAAGTATTCGGCCATGCTGCGTAGTATATTAGGTAGTTCTTTTTGACTGAACCCATACCGCATACAGTTACTACACAGCACGCCCCTGACAAGCCCTGTACCTTTGACCCTTTTGGTGTGTGAATGATCAAGACAGGGCCGTTTTGGTATCGTACGACACACTAAACAAAGGCCGTCTTGTTGTTCAAGTAATGTTGTACGTACTTCTTTCACATCTTTTGCTTTCAGTTGTACGATATGAGGATCTACTTTAGGTTTTCTACGTCTCATATCTCATGAACTCCGTCATCCACTCCAGCAGATCCCATACCCATTTGCTTTTCACACGCTTTTATCATATTATAGAAATCTTTTATGGACATGGTTGAGAAATCCATGGAGTCATTAGGCAATACAATCAACAGGGCTTTAAGGTTCATTGCGTTTAAGTTCTCAGCCATTTGTTCCACCATTTCTACAGGCCATGTACCTTTTAACAGAACAACATCGTTATTGTGGATTGTTACAGTTTCCAAATGACGTTCAATTTCTTGGTCTGTAAGTTTGGCTTGCATCATTTTTGCTTTTGGCATTTTTCTTTTCAACCCTTTCTTTTATAAAATCATTTTGAAATTCATACAGATCACTAATCTTCTCAGTGATATTCATGGTGAGTTTGTGTATACCCTCAAGCCAATCCCCCTTCATTGCTAATTCCACTGACAATAAACCAATCATGATAGTTGTCACTATTCCAGCTTCTTTATAAATCATTGGGGCTATTAACACATAAAATAATATACGTACAATAGTTTTGGGCACCATCATAGGTGATGCTAATTTGCTTTCTTTTGACATTCGGTACTCCTAAATAAAAGTGGGGCTGTGAGTTAGCCTACCCACAACCCCTAGAGTTGACGAAGATGGAATTGAACCACCAACAGTACGTATTCAAACGTATGCTCTACCATTTGAGCTACCCGCCAAGGTATTTTAGTTTGCTGAAAAGAGTTTCATTCAACTAGCAAGTCTCATACTGAATGGCTCCGCACTACCGCTGTGCTAACCGGACATTATTAGAGGGGATATAAGGGTATGGTCAAGTAATACCGTTAAGCATTAAGTGTCCAGCCATTTTATATCCCCTGCAATGGCGTCCAGTGAAGGATTTGAACCTCCGTCTGAGCGTTATTCCAGGACTTACTACCGTTTACTTCTCCTTGCTTACTGTGAAGCTATTTGGACAAAAGACTGATATACGACCCTTATCGGAATCGCTTAATACTGACATCAGAAACTAACACTAACACTATCCAAATATAAAAACTTGTTATTTACTTATTGTTTATATGCTATATATACCACACCCTATAAATGCTGTCAATAAGTAATGTAGTATTTTTGTTGCTTTAAATAAAAATGGTGGAGCGGGGAGGGTATGATCCTCCAATGCTAATGCATCCTCAGAATTTACAGTCCTGTCCGTTTTCCATTTCCGGCACCGCTCCATAATTATGAGATACTTAGGCACTCATTCCTGCCACACTGGGTAATTGAATACTCCTGGGCACTCCTCAGCATTTTCACACTGATTAATTTACAGGTGTTAAGCAACCATCTATGGCGGTAAGGCCTCGTCAGCGACCACCAAAGTGTGTTGCCCTCATTCAGCACCATATATCTCATAAACTGCTTGAGAACGCCCTACCCACGCACACCTGACGTTCTCAAAGATGCACTTAGCTCAGACATAACCTCACTAAGTACATCTAAATTTTGGTGCAGGAGCTCAGACTTGAACTGAGATTCAAGTGATTTTAAGTCACTTAGCGATACCAATTTGCTTACACCTGCATGGAAGGGGGTGCAGGATTTGAACCTGCGACATATGCCGACGTCAAAGGACGGTGCGTTGAGCCAAACTTCGCCAACCCCCTGTGTTAATGGAAACTGAGCGGGTACATCTCCCCAGTGTACCAACAAATGCTCTCGTAACTTAGTGGGGAGCCTAATCGCCGTAGAGTCATTATCAGTTTCCAACAGTATTATACGCCTCTGTTGATAAAATCAACAACAGCTTTGCCAATATTACCCTTAATGATTTCCTGGGCATTAGCACGCTGTCGTGCTTGCTTGGTAGCCTGAAGGAGTTTATCAATACGCCCAAGAATTTGTGACTTCTCATGGGAGGTGATCATACTGCACCATACGTTCTTGACAAATTTACCAACTGGTACCTGCTCTTCCCATTTTTCAATTTGGGCAGGGTGGTGTTCAGTAGGCTCAACCAGTACCTGAGACTTGAAAGTCATTTTGGTTTTGATTTTCTCTTCAGGGTGTTTCATTCGCCAAACATCTTCACCTTTATCTTCAGCCTTTTCCCAGTCGATACCAGCTTGCAGGGTAGGCAGGGCTTCATAAACTGTACGTACATACTTCAAACGTGACTCTAATGCAAGCAAAAACGTAGCAGGAAGTGCTATACCCAGTGAAACACCATCAACCATAAGGTCGGCTGATGCATGCTGATTGGTAGCTTCTTTCTGAAACAGGGCATCAAAATATTTGCTGATAACATCACCAGTGAAGTCCATGCGTTCATGAACAGTGGTGGTCATGGCTTGATTCTCTTCAGGCCATTCTGTTTTATCTGAGTCATCGAAGGATACCAGCTTACGGTGTGCTCCGGTGAACATGGCTGCTTTGCCAAAAGTTTTCTTTGTTTCCTCGCAAGTTCTTTTATATTTGCCTTCAAGGTCTGACTCAACCGCCAGAATTTGGTGTAAACGACTCCCACTCATTTTATTGCTCCTCAATAAAATTAATAAATAAATGTTCTGACACTAAAACTATGGTGGGCATTGAGGGATTTGAACCCCCGACATTTCGGTTATGAGCCAAAGGTTCTGCCAACTGAACTAAATGCCCATTACGTTTTAAGGTGAATGATCTCGGCAACACCACACCACATGAGTTTTAAATCCAAGATCACTCAGCTTATGACATAATTGTCATAATTGAATAGAGGCTGGTGACCGCTCACCATGCACCCCGCCACGGGGTTACCTCTAACTGGGCCTTGGAACGGGAGTCGAACCCGTATCATGTATACCTGACTGCCACCTGGACATGAAGCCCCTTGGCATCCGCAGCATAAACTGATTGTTTAGCTGTTTTTAACTGCGTCTTTAAGCTTCGCACCAACTTTGAATTTAACACCTTTACTGGCAGCAATCTTCATTGCTTTACCAGTACTAGGATTGCGTCCCTGTCGTGCTGCACGTTCAGTAATACCAAAGGTACCAAAGCCAATAAATTGTACGGAGTCACCATCAACCAGTGTTTCCTGGATACATTCAAGCATGGTGTCCATAACTTCTTTGACTTGGGTTTTTGGCATGTCACACTGTTCGGCTACTGCACCAACTAATTCTTTTTGATTCATTTCATCCTCCAAGGATTTGTTCTTCATATTTAAGGATCTGCTTAGTGCATTCCTCAAATAGTTCATTGTACGCTTCATCAAGGTCAGCATTGTTTTTAACATCAACACTGATTCCTGCATGAATCTTCATTGATTCATAGTTTCCTAAATTAATAGTTTTACTGACACCAACTTCTACTCTTCTATTTTCAAATTTCATTATGACCTCATGTAAAATTAACTGTTATAGTATATATACTATATTAATAATTAATTGTCAACAGTTAATTTACTGTAAAGTGCGTTTGACCCGTTTACCACGTCTTTTAATAGGGGTATATCTATACATGGTGTTCATACCGATTCCATTATTCAATTTAAGAACACCTTCAGTTTCCATTTTATGAATGATAGATATGGGTACCTGCACTGATTTAAGTGTTGCTATTCTAAATAATTTGCCATCTTTGTTAAGGCATCCCCATCTTTCGGTCTGTGCAGATTTGTACAAGCTATTTTTTATTAATACTTCCCAATCAACGTCCGCCCTTTGGTTCATTTTTTGTCTTTTTCTTGCCACAGAAATCACTCCGAAAATGTTTTAATCTTTCTCTGGATAAGTAAGATTTTAAATTATATTTTAAAGCTACATCCCGTAGGTATTTAACCTTACAAGCATCCTGTTTGAGCTTGTACTTAGGTGTACCCTCAAAGGGTAGTACTGTTAGCTTACGTGTAAATTCAACTACGTCAGGGCTTCCTACGATGCGTTTATATAACTTTGAACTAGTTTTCATACCACCAAGCAGGTATTTTATAGCCCAACCTTCACCAACACCTGGAATTCCTGGCACTTCATCAGTAGAACAACCTGCAATACCTTTTACATCAGCCCACATATCAGGGTAGATACCATACTTGGCGAAGAAGTGTTCTTCATCCATTATCTTCCTTGTTTTAATATCCCAGATACTGCACCGTTCATTTATCAACTGATATAAATCACCATCACGGGCAACTATTTTGACCCAGTGGTTTTTACTATATTTTTGAGACACACTAGCAATGATGTCATCCCCTTCAAGGCCGTCTTCTTGAAGTATGTTACTGAACCCAAGAGCAGGGAGAATTTCCTCACGTAGCAAAGTAAATTGAGATAACCTATCGAGGTGTATCTCTTTTTCTTCATCAGTGTACTCTTTCTTTTTATTTCTGCGTTTGAATTTGTATTCAGGGAACATATCAATACGTTTTGATTTTCGACTATCCCACACAAATGCTATATGATCTGCCTGATTGAACCCCTGTAGTTCAAACAAGTGGTTCATAAAGCCATAGATAATAGCTGTACCCTGTTCTTCATGTGACAGTGGGGGCAATGCATGAAATACATTCCACGATAAACCGTCACAATCTATAATCATAATAGTTTTCATTTACGCCTTGATGCCGTTTCTCGTTTGATGATTTCTTCAGTTAGAAACCGTTTACCACAGTCATCACATTCCCTGTATCTATTCATCTTACTTTCTTTAGGGTGTGGTACTGAGTTATTAACATGTGTTTTCCCACCACAAGCAGAGCATCGTATACCAGTGCCCTGCTGCGGATTAGTTACCGCTTCTTCTTTTTTCGTTTGTGTTTGAATTTTTCTTCTACTTTTTGCCATAATAATATAACTTCTTTACGAAGCTCCTCTTCAAGGTCATTTTTTTCAATCCAGTCAATGGCCTGATCCATACGCATGTATTCTTTATTGACTGCGTTGTACTTGGTTGTTCCAAGCACGTCCTTCAACCACTGAAGATTGCCTCTGACGTCGTCGATCCCGTAATCAAATACGATATAAATGGGGACGTCACGATATGGCTTATCAATAGATGATTTAGTCACAACACATTGTGACATTATTCCAAAAGCACGTTTGACTTTCTTACCACCAAACGACTTTTCTTTAAACAGTTTTTCTTTTTGGTTGACACTAATACGAAGTGAAGAATAAAACTCAACAGCTTTACCTCCAGGAGTGATGTCGCCAAAATCACCTTGTCTTACTTGGTTACTGCAAGCAAGGATCCAGTTGTTAGCATTAATCATACGGGCTTTTTTGCGTAACTCTTGGCTGAATTCTTTAGCCCTACGCATACCCATCTTGTCGCCCTTTTCCATTTCAAGATCAGTAGACAAGGCAGCAAGTGAGTCAGCAGCAAACACATTAATAGTGTCCTTGCTATCAGGGTTCCACTTACCAAATTTATCAAACATTTCTGTTACAGTATTGGGTTGGAAATATGCACCTTTAGGTACTTCAACACCATAAGTCTCAGCGTATTCTTTATCCAACCGTGCTTCAGGGTCAGCAAAGAATATGTCACCACCATTGGCCTGTGCAGAGCCACATAGTTCACTTAAGATACTCGTCTTACCAGACCCAGACCTACCATACACTTCAATTAAGATGCCACCAGGAACGCCACCACCATACTTACGGCCTGAACTGATAGCAAGGTCAAGCAGGGTGCTACCAGTGCTGAGTGTGTCTTTCCAACTGATAACAAGGTCACCAATTGGTTCCATTTCTGCTGATTCTCTTACGCTACGTACGCCTTCTTTTATTTTACTACCAATACTCCGTCTTCGCTGCGTCATTGTATTTGTCCCTTTACATGTTGATAAGCAGGGCTGTTGCTGTCGCAACCTGCCCAATCAACACATTGTTCTGCTGCCAACCTATGGCATACAGCTTCATCAAAGTTTGTGTTCCTTGCAATAGTTGTTTGTTTCCCACCTATCACTATTTGTGCGTACCATTTCCCAGAATGTTTATGCCAACCAACACCTTTAACCGTAGAAGTATTATTGCTTGGGTTAGCACGATTCCTTGAATTACATTGTTGCGTAGCTTCCCGTAGGTTGTCCCACCAATTATGGTGTTTTATTCTATCTTTGTGATCAACGCCGTGTTCAGGGAAATACCCTTTAACGTACAGTACAGCTAATCTATGTGCTTTATATATTTTCCCATTAATACAAATGTGTATGTACCCACTTGCTAATCCACCAGCTACATCGCCACGCCTGCCACTTTTACTATGCTTCCAAATAAAATAACCAGTTTCTTGATTATATTGCAGTACCTTTTTTAATTCTTTTTGTGTTATCATCATAATCTCCATTATGATATTCACCAATAAAAGTAAGGGCAGGGAGTGAGTTACTCCTTTTCAGTCTGCAGACCTAAGCCCTTACAGTGTCAGGAATTACCTGACCACCTTCGGATGAGGGAGGTGTTTATTACATATCATCAGCAATGTCGGAGCACTTATCTGTATTGTATTTTGCTATCTCTTTAAACATTTCCCTAAATCTCCTTTTAACTTTTGTGTGTGCCATATGATATATACCATGACAACTTCTACATAATGTTAATAAATTGTAAGGCCTACAATCCTGTTTATTTTCATTTATATGGTGTACAAGTTTTTCTGTATTATTTGGTATGCAATTAGGGTTTTGGCATTTTTTAAAATCACGTGTATGTTTTATCCATTCCTTATAATCAGGATCATACCAACTATCACAATATTGGCGTATTGCACACCTTACTTCTAAATTATGTATTGTTTTAGCCCAATGCCCTTGTATATATTTCTTTCCTGGTGTTGTTAACTCACCACAACCACATGCACATTTTTTTGTGTCTCTATCACGTGTTGGATCATACCTGTGATTTTTTTCACCTACACGAGATAAACTAATTTTTTCTTTAGTTTCTTCAGTATGTTTTCTTCCATATGTTGGGCATAACTTACCCAACTTACCATACATTGGATTATTTTCACCACACATATGATGATTATGTATGTATTTATTTCCAGGTTTAGTCCACTCTCTACAACCACATGCACATAAATGAGATTCCCTATCTTTGGTAGCATCCCAATTATAATGATTTTTACCAGATATAGCTTTTTTTTGTTTAGCTTTTTGTTCTTCAGTTAATTTGAATGTTTTTCCCCTACGATGATGATTACGTATGTACTTACACCCAGGATTAGCTAATTCACCACAACCACAACCACATAATTTTCTTTTCTTCATAGGTACACCTCACTTTATTAGTATATGATATAATAAAGTGAGGTGTTTGTCAAATACATTTTTTATTTTTAAAAATGTATAAAAACAAGTAGTTACATATCATCAGCAATGTCGCTGCATTTGTCATACATATCGCACTCATCACATTCATCTTCTTCATCGATATCTTCACCAATGACATGACCATGGGGGCAAGCAGGCTTTTTATTCTTACGGACACGCTTACTTTTTTTGTTGCGACGTTTGGCAGGTTTTTCTTCAGGCTCTTCATCAGCTTCTTCTTGCTCTTCAGGCTCATCAACTTCCTCAGGTTCATCAACCTTTGGATCATCTTCAGCTTCGTCACCATCAACACTTTTGCCATAGAAAATTTCATAAATCTCATCATAGGTTTTCATTTCAATGAGATCATCAAGGCACTCAGCATCGTCAAGCTCCTCGTCAGTGATTACTTCAGGGCGATCAACAAAGCGGTGCCCTTCATAATTGGTGCTGGTAGCACCAGTGCCGGAGCGTTCAAATGAGATAGACTTACCCTCATCAGGGTCACTGAATACAGTAAAGCCACCACCACGGGGGTCTTTAGCGATTTTAGCAAGGTGTTTCTCCATGAACCAATGAGCAATCTCAAATACCTGATTACCCTTCTTCTCCATGTCACCACCGTCACGTACAATTACATTGTATACAGCACGACGTCCTGGCTTGAGTGGTTTGATCTCAGTTTTAAAATCAGCACCTTCACGGTTCAACTGACGGGACTTTTCACAGATGGGGCATGGGTCACCGAATTGTTCAGGACAAACAACCATTTCATCCATTGAGCCAACAAAGCGGTGTACTTCAATATCAAGTACGTAAGCAGGTTCGCCTTCTTTATTGCGTGGGTCATTGGTACCAGCAAGATACGGTATAACATCAATGATGTGGTCACCTTTGCCAGCCCACCAAGTGGTTAGCTCACCCATCTTTTCATCATCAAAGTAATTCTTCATACCACCGCCACTGTCACGGTTTTTGTGTGATTCTTTGGTACGGTCTTTGAGTTTGTTTCTCATTTTGTCTCGCATACTTTGTCTTTTAGCCATTGTCGTTCTCCTTATGTTGGCGTTTATGCCTCTTAGTTAGGGATTCTTCTAATTTGGTTGCATGTTGCTTGCGACGTTCTTCGTCAAGTTCCTTCTTTACTTCACCACTGACATGCGGTTTAGCGAAGTAACCACAGATCCATAAATCAGCTTCAACTTTGATCATGGTTTTTCTGTGCTCCAATACTGATCTGGCATTTTGAAGGTAGTGCACACTATTATCGGCTTTTCTTTTACGCCTTTGTGCTTTCCGGTACTCAGGTTGAGTATGGACATACGCTTTTACAGTTGCCTCAGTTGGTTTTGAGCCTAGGGAAGGAACTCCTTCCGTTTTAACCTTGAGAAACAATTTGGCTTCAGTGTTAGCCATGACCTCCTTTGCTTTAGATAGTTCAGCTTGTGACTGTGTTAATAGTTCAAGCCACTTACACATTAGATGCGGTTGATCTTCAGCCTCAAGGTCAAGGGCGTACTTATCAAAGTATGCATCTTCTGCTAAATTGTAATCGTCCCAATCCCGGAACTTTATTTTGTCCTCAAAATCATTCATAATGGTATATATAGCATAGAGTAGTATATGTGTCAAGCACTATTTGTACAAAGTTCATCAATTAATTCATGTATTTCGTCAGTCACATGTAATCATTTGGTTCTTGTTCTGTTTTCATAACTCAAGTTTCTCCATGCTGGCAAAGCTTCCACCCTGCTCATATGATTTACTTATCTCAAGGTCAAGTCCCATTGGGAAATCCATCCATTTGAATATGTTGTGCAGGTCACCAACAATTTCTTTTAGTATGGTTTTGACTTCATCAATTTCTTCAACAGGGATGTCAAGAATCAAACTGTCATGTACCTGTCCAATGATAAGGGTTTTCAATCCACGCCTACGGCACTCTTTCCAAAACTCAACGGCTGTGTATACCAGCAAATGAAATGAAGTGCCCTGGATTGGGTAGTTGGTACATTGTTTGTTATCCATGTACCCTTTGAATCTGAACCCAAGAAATGTCTCAACATAACCACTGCGTTCATAATCTATACATACTTTTTCTTTCCACTTAGTATACACCTTGAACCAATCATCCCAGAAGGTGCTTTGGAATTTCTTAAGATGATTTTCAAAGTTTTTATAAGTTTTGAATTGTTTCTTCATCCACTTACCAATATCCATACCATTTATTTGGCAAGGTGACCCATCTTTCTCAACACACAGTGGGTATTCCTCCCAGCCTTGTCTGGCACATGATACATAGTAACTACCATAGAACTGTGAGAATGTCCACACGCCCTTGGTGCATTGTCTCAAAGGTTTTGGTACCTTTGTACCTTCAGGTAGCCCGAGTATGATTGCACAAGCGTCATTATGCATATCACCACCACCTTCTGTTTGATACTTAATGAAGGTTGGATCTTTATGGTAGTAGCATGAGGTTGAAATCTCAGCACCAGAGAAGTCCATTTCACCAATTACCCTACCCTCACGTGGAACCATACCTGACCGTGTAATGCGTTTTGCCTTGGGGTCACGCTTTGGTACGTTTTGCTCTTACATTACGTACTATCCGGGTTGATAGCACTCTTATCGTTTCCAATAAGGATGGACTATATCATAACTACTAATGTAGTTGTCGCCGCTTCCTACCACTTATCCCTGTGGTAGTACTCCCGTTAGGGATAGTCTCTGAACCTTTAACTCTAGGAAATTTTTTAGGCATTACATGAAATGAAGTAATAGTTTCAATTATCTTTAGACCATATGGTATGGGCATTTTCCAAGTCATATTGTTTTCTGTTGCCTTAGAATTATTTTTTATCACATGACCTATAGAATTACTTCTAGTTGTAATGTGACCAAATAATTCTTGTACTTTATTCATAAAAATAACATGCCGTTTACTACCTGTTGCACAATCACCTATATGTATCATAAACCTATGTCCTTTAGGCGGGCGTGCAATATAACTACCATCATCAAGATACCATAAAGCAAAATCAAAAAGGGTCATTTCTTTAATAACACTTTCTTTTCTTCTATTTGCATATTCAGTACATAATGGGTGGACTAATGATGCTATTCTATATAAGGCTTTACTATTAGTGCAGTAATTAGTAACTGCCCCTTCTTTTCTATATAGCTTAACCCCTGAAGGAAATAATGATGGGTATAAATTCATCTTCTTTTTAAGTATTTCTTCATCTGTAGAAGTAAACACCATTTTATAATTGATACATTCTGGATGTTTCCAAAAGTACCCATCTCCCACTTTGGCATTTATGAGTAAAGTTTTTATTCCTAAGTCACTTGGCTGCTGATTATCCATTTTAAATCTCCTTTGTATACTAACCTAATACACATTATATACCAAGTAAGATTATCATGCAATACATTTTTAACATTCGCACTTACTGTTACCAGTTATGCTGTAGTTGTACGCCTTTAGGAAGTCCCAGCAATTCAACGACTTTTACAACTTCCAGTATATTAAAAGTTGGGTGATTGTGAGCTATTATGTACACAAATCCCACCCACCAAAAAGTTGTGTACATCTTCTATTTCAAGGTCGTATACATCTACAAACCCTGCATCTTCTACAGAAAGTAATGTTGCCATTAAAGTTCCTCCGCTATATTATCTGTGGGCAGTAATGCATCAGCCCTTTTATAAGTGCCATCACATAATCTTATTTTATGTTCAGGGGTGCATTGTATATAAACAATAGCACCATTGTTTTTTTGTATTCTAAGTTTAATTGTATTTTTATGACCTGTACAACCAGACCATACTACAGGTTGTATTGTCGGTTTCATATCGTTGTCAAAGCAATACACCAAATCACCCCGTGACACTGTTTCAATTGGCTTCATACCCATAGTAGTGTTAACAAGTTCACCCTGTGCTATACAGCTCCTAAATGATCTTGCACGTGATAAACTGAATGAGGGGTGCATCATACCATCATGAGTATGCTTCAAGAACCCATCAACATACGTGCCAATCATTTTATTTAGCTTACGCACAGCAATAATGTTTTTGGTAAGGTCAATACCAATTTTGGTTAGTACTTCTTCATCAACACTGTGACCAGTTTTGGTTTCCTTGATTGATTTAAGCATCAGCACTTTAAACAGCATTTTTTGAAGGTCTTTAGGGCTGTTGTAATCGAATGTACCACCATACTTCTTAGTGTACAAACGTGCTTCCCTTGAATCATTAATTAGGCTGATCAAATCATCACGTTCTTGTTCAAGTAGTACTTTTTGTTTGAGGTAAAATGATTCCTTAATGCTGATACCATTAAAACTCATCTCACACATTACAATAGCTCCAGCGTGCATGAATTTATATGCTTCAAGCTCACGTCCCTCAAATTCACCCAACTGTTCATCGTACAATGCATAGGTATACAATGTATCTTTTGCATTGTATTCAAGCAGTGCGTCTACAGGCATTTTGAGCATGTCATTAAACTCATTGCCATTAGATTTTATATACTTTTGGCTGAGTTTATCATAGTCTTCAATACCCCACCGTTGATAGGCTTGAAATTTCAAACCAGTAATACCAGTGCGGTTATCTAATATGTGGGTAGCAAGTTGTGTATCCCATATGAAACTGCCAGGATTTACTTTGAATTGCTGCTTAGTCCATGGGTATTCAAAATTAATACCCTGCACAACCTTTTTTATCTTGCGTTTCTTGAGTATTTTTTGAACCAGTGTGAATATTTTTTCCTGTTGTTTTTTATTCCAGTAAGGGTGTTGCACTGGAACAGCCCAAGAAGCATTTGCATTAGCCCATGCGAATGAGGCAGTCTTGTGCCCCTTTTTATACATATCCAAACCAGTTGTTTCAAAGTCAATGGCTATAATTCTGTCTTCTTTAAGACAATTAGTCAGGGCTTGTATAGCTTGTTTGAAATCAAGAAGTTTATGTATAGGGTTCCAGCGTTTTTTGAGTGGTGTATCATCAGCCCTGATAGCACGCACCAAACATCGCTTCCATTCACTGAGTAGCATAGAATTTCTACTCTTAACTTCAAGTAATGCTGGATTCCACACAGGGAATACCCATGCATTGTAGGTACTATCCCACAATTTTAGTCCTGCCATTTTATACATGCTGGTACAGTTCTTATTACGTTCACTGTAAAATGATTCTAATGCAGTGTCACCAAGGATGATTATTTTTTTAGGGTTGAGCTTCTTAATAATCCCACGTATTGTAGGTCTACAAAACCCAACAACTTTAGATGATGGTGGTATAATGTTACCTTTTGAATTAATTGGTGGTCTGCATCCAACAGCATTAATAACCCAACAATCTTTTTTAAGTACTATACCTGACATTCGCAGTTGTTTAGTGAGTTTCTTGCCAGCATTATCAGAAAATACTTTACCTGCCCTGTCTTCAATATTTGACAGGTAATCATTTATGATTAGGATACCTTTCTCGCCTGAACCAGAAACTTGCACACGGGGTGTTTTGCATTGCTTATCCAACCCACATTTAGGGCAGTTTGGTTTATTTACTTGATGTTTTTTAAAGAATGATGACATGCACTACTCCTATTTTATCCAGCTATTAATTGACCAGGAATCCATTGCGTTAAACCCTTTAGCTTCTTTCATTTGGCGGTCAAGTAATAGTGTACGCCATTCAGGTTCAGTTTGCAACTTCTTAATTTTATTAGATAATTCAGATGGTGAACTAATAATAAGGTCATCATTAACTCTACCTTGAAACTGTTCTGTAAAAAATACAACAGTGTTGGCAGCAACAGCTTCCCAATACCTTGTAGGCATAGGTGCATTGTCATCTTTGGCATCACTTGAAATGATCTGTGCCCATGACTTATTTAGAAACTTCCAAAGGTGTGATGGGTATGGTCCACGTATCTGAGCTTTCATATCTTTCAATGCAGCAAACTTCTTTTGCTGAGTTGTAGATATAACCCACTTTTTTGCTTCATCACAACAGAAGTACTTGGTAAAAAATTTGTCTCTACCTTTACGGAATGCACCACAGTATAATAAATCAATTGGTGGTGTTTCTAATGCAGGTAGTATTCCAGTTGGTAGCAACCCACTCATATTTAAAGGTACTTCTATGAAGTTATCTTTGGGTACAAATTCAAGCACACGTTCTGCTTGTAGTTCAGTCTTGAAGTGGTGGTCAAAATCACCATGCAACACATACTTCCAATCTTTGTTGGCTACCAAAGCATCATTTTTCCATTCACTTAACAATGTACCATATCGTTTGGTACGGAAGTCAAACTGTAATAGGTAATCACAGGTGATGAAGACTACCCGTCCTTTGAATTTCTTGATGCGTTTTAATGTAAGGTGTGTCCTTGATCCTTTATCAAAAGGCATGTACGGCCCACAAAAAACAAACAAAGCATCCATTTGTTTCAGCTTACTATCAAAGGTGCACTGGGCTTTCTTCATGGATTTTTTAGCCATGAAATCTACCTTATCAAATATGTGTACACTATGCCCTGCATCAATCAGACCCATTGCTGCGTGGGAGAATATTTTATTATGTGCTATGTTTGTTTTATCCCACCACTGTAAAGGAAGCGAGAATGTAGTAACCCCTATTTTCATTTTATCACCCAGTATTGATCTTTTTTATTACCTGAGTCACCTTCATACAACCGAGTGACTGCCCCTTTTTTAACTAAACGGTTAAGTGTCTGTACTTCACACCCTATGGCATCGTACCAATTAATTAGTTTTTCTTCATGTAACCGTTCCCACATAGCATACTCACACCGTGTTAATACTTTTCTCATATCAGGCATCGTCTTCCCATCCTTCTTCAATCATGTCACACACCATGCCTCTTGCCCGTGGTGTCAGTTGTAGCAAGCAGGGTACTGATAGTTCCCCACCGCAATCAATCACAAAGGTTTCCATGTCCTCAATTAGCTGACCGTAATACCACCCACTTGAAAAGAATACTTGTCTAATGGAATAACACGAAAGACACGTTGTATGTGTACTAATAACCCCATCATATTTAGTTATTTCAAATAAGTATTCTTCATTTATTTGTATCTCTTCATTACACTCATTACACTTATGTAGTAACAATGCCTTACTAATTCTAGGTGCTAATAAACATTTACAGTAGTCGTCCACGTAAACATCTACAGTGCAAGAACATTCCATGATAACCTCCTATTTGTTTGCTAAACAATCGCCATTAGTATTATAAGGATCAAATGCATACCCGCAAGTTTCTTTGTATTTACAACCCAGACATGTAAAATCACTCAGGTTTAATTGATAGTCTTTTAACATTTGCTGGAATGCTTCTGTCTCTTTGAATTTACTGATAGGCATGTAGTTTTTAGCAAATTTCATAAGTAAGTGCTTCCTCAACAAGTGTTGCCCAGTTGTCATCTAACTGATGTGTATCCCAGTTTTTACATACAGGGCAGGTCCGTAAAAAGTTACGAACTGCCATACCCTCCCTAAAATGCACACAATGAGGCATACCTGACTCCATATACACAGGTGACACATTGCCATGCTTTTCAAGGCACCACGTGAAAAAACGCTCGCCAGACTCACCTAGCCACTCCTTTAAACCCTTGAGCAGTTCAGCTTTACCCACTTCACTCATCAGAACAGGTGCATGAGGTTCCCTATAATCTTCTTGATTTGCTGCCCTGTCTACATCACAATCACTCATTACCTTTTCCTTGGGTTATATTTTTTGCCAGTGCTTTGCTCATACCGTTCTTGCAAGCGTTTGAATTTATCTGATTCAAGATACGCTTTTAACTTTGCACGTTGTTCTGGTGTAGCTTCCACTAGGGTAGTACCTCCACCATATACATGGCATCAATTTCTTCATAGCCACTTTCCCAGTCCCTTGATGATTCAAAATGTGGGGTGTAGGCTTTCCCATGCTCAAGGTCTCTCATTAAATTGAAGTCCTTATTGTCACCTTGCTCAAGTTCTTCATAAATATAATCCTTAATCCAGGCACACTTCTCACAACCAGTACATGACTTACGTTTCAACAGTCGTAGTTCCTTACGTTGCATAAAGCCACGATGGGAGGTTATACAAATGGTATTAGAGAACCTGAACACCAATCCTTTGCAGGGAGTAGGGTCAGGCTTTTCATCAAGTTTAAAATCATTAAGGTTTAAATCTGATAAGCTCATTCTGAGAATACCTCCCCACGTATTTCTTTGTTGGCCGTACTGTTCCAGTCATGTTGCCCACAGAAATGTACATACTTCTCTTCAATTGGTAGCCATTCTGGGTTCAAGGTGCACCAAGGATATAACCCTGCCACTTCATAAAGATGCTTACACCAATAACAACTATAAGTCCGTTTCTTTTCTTTCATATGAACCACTTTATACTATCATTCGGATACAATTTTTGCCTCATATCAAAACTATTTTTTTGTGTCAACATAGGTGCCACCCTCCCATTCTAAATGTAGTGGTATACCTTCACTAACCCACCTGGATTCATAATCACTTGGATTATACCGGTAAATCAAATTATCATCTTCACTGACACCACAAGGCATTACCTTTCCATGAAAGTACGACCTAGGATTAGCGTACGACTTGAGGTTATTCCACTTTTCTTGCAACAAATGACGCAGAGTTAACTGCTTACGCATAGCATAAGGATACTTGGTACACCCAATATCCATATGACTCAGAGCAATGTCATCGAATATCCAATCTGGTTTTCCATACACCTCATTAAATTTGAATAGCATGCGTTCACCAGTTTGATGGTATTTTATTCTGGCGTGCATTACATAAGAAGTCATTTGATGTGTAGACCAATTATTCATAGAAGGTGTGGGGTGTTCACCATGTGGTGGCAAACCACAGCAGTTTTCTGATTGACATAATTCCTTGAAATCAGGGTCGGAACACGTGAATACCATGTCATGCTCAAGGCAGAACTTGTACATGTATTTGACAAATGGTTCTTTTACTAAACGGTTCAACCTGTTGTAACCACCACGTTCTTTTGGTGACAATTTATTGAAGTATGAAAAGATATTATCAATACCCATTAACCTACCCATGTTCTCAGTAGCTTTACGCATACTTCCAACACAACGCTGATCCATAGCAAAGAACTCAGTGCTGATAGCTTTCGCCCCAGACTCATATGCTTTTTGTAATAGTTCAGGTAATGATTCATCAGTAACTCCAATGATGAAGGGTCTAAGCCTCAGTATAGTCCAATAACCCATGTCACTTAGAACTTTCATGTTCTCAAAGCGTTCAGTGGGGCTAGGAACTCCTGGCTCAACTTTCTTAGCCAGATCATCATCAGCAGTCACAATACTAAACTGGAATGCAGTAGTGTTTTGCTTTTTATACTTCTCAAACAGGGTAACGTACTTGTCGTCAGTGATGGCAGGACCCTTGGAACTGAACATCAATGGGTACTTGCGTTCAAGTAATCCTTTGAGTATGGGGTAAGACATGTCGTACTTGCGTTCATAATGACAGAATGAATCAGCCAACCCACCCCAATGGAATAAGAATTTATCCTTGAAGAAATACTTATAAAACAGTTTGGCTTCTTTGGTTTTAGCAGTACCATCAATCATCTGAAATAATTTCTCAGCATCAACACCTTGAAGGGGTGCATCTTTTGTTCCAGGATTAACGTCTTTTTGTGCATGACTGAAACAGTTATGGATCAATACCCCATTGGTAAATGCGGAAGTAGTAGTGTCCCTTATTTGAGCAAAGTAATTGTTATTAGGCCAACATTCAAAATTATACACCTCCACATCTACATAGTGAGTACGTGTATATTCAATACATTCCCACCTAAGTATTGCATGGGGTATTCTAGCAAAATTTGGTGTACAATCAGTTTCTTTTTCAGTGCGATCTCTCATTATAGCAGCACGTTCTGCCGAATTATGTAATGAGTCCCTGCCAATCGACCGTGCCCTGAACCTTCCATTAGGCAAATTGGATACACCTATGTACCCACTCACATTAGTTTTTCTTTTATTTCTGTTACTGGAATTGATTTGGTGTGTAACAAATCTACAATTATCAGGAGTGTAGTCACCATCATTATCCTCACGATCTAATTCCAAGCCTTCTACATATCCATGTGCCTCTGCCCATGTGTAAAAAGCAAATGGGTTATGTCTCCATTCGCTACACACTTGAATGCCACGCAATCCGTAGTACATAAACTTATCATTGGTTGGGTAATGACACCTTTGTATCATTACGTTCCAAACAGCGTACAGCCTGTGTTTATGTGCAGCTTTAATAGGTTTTCTACTGAATATTAATTCTATTATTTTAGAAGTGACAGGGTCTTCCACAAAAATATTATGTGTTAATATTAAATCTCCCTTCGCCACATCTTTTGCATCAACCCACCCACCATCTTTTGTAAATATAGGGTGTTCAGGTGTAACTTTAAATTTGGTTGATTCTGTCCTGAAAGTTATTGTACGTGTGTCTTCCCTACACATTGTTTTTTCTACAACAGTAGCTTCGGGGGAGTTATCATCTTCATTATATCCAAGCACCACATCACCTACTTGGACATCTTCAACTTGTTTAATACTCCCATCGACCATCGTTATTCCAGAACCTTTTGGCACACAATACTGGCACCGCATAGAACAACGGGAGTACGTATCAAAGGTGAGTGGGGATGAACAGTCAGGTAACTCACTTGAGATACGTGGGCTGTAGTATGGTGGTAATTTGTCTGGTAGTTTAGTCATTATTTATCTCATAAAATTTTTTGGGTGAAGTGCCGTATTATTTTAGTTTACGTCTACTTCTACGCCGCACAACTTTTCCTACTTTTTCCTGAGTACCAACCACTTCAGGTTCAACAGAACCCTTCATCTCATTCATACATTTTTCAGTATTATCAGCAATGGCTTTCTCAATGATAGCGGTGGTGTACTTGTTATGTTTCTTTTTCTTTTTACGCCCACAAGTGAAACACTTTTTACCCACATCTTTAGGGAAATACTTGGCTTGGAATTCTTCCATTGAGTGTACTGTGTCAGGGTCATCTGGCTCATCAACAAAGGTAAGTTTGTTATCAATAACACGCATTTCACCGTTTCTCACAGCCTTGGCAAGATTTTCAAGCATGGAAATGTCAGTGATGTATACTTCCCCATTAACTGACTCCCTGACAGACATCAGTTCATTTATTAACTTTTGCTGTTTCTTATCTTTAAACACAATAATAGCTTTACGTGATGCCAGTTCACTTCTATGTTTTGTCTTTTCACCTTTGTATATTTCAAGGGGTTCTGGCTTTAGTAGTGCTTCTTCAGCTTTACGTATCTCATTTTTGCTTTTACCCTTGGTGACCTTAGAGAAATTCTTAGCCTTATCAGATCTATTGTCAAAAAAACTCATTACGATGCCTCCAGTTTAATACCATTTTGTTCAAGCAACCCCATAATCTGGAGACCATGAAAATCAGTCACATTAAATTTTACACAGACACGTTTTAGTGCTACCTTCTTTTTTTCTGTGAGCTTCACACCCTCAGTCAATTTCTTTGGATACTTGTTTCTAGGTGGCCGTTTATTAACCACTGCATGAATCCATCAGGGTCAAGTGATAAGAACCTGTTTGTCATGTATACAGAATCTGGTTTTGTCTTTGTGGTTATATTCTTACCTGCCCATACATCATTTATTTGATCAAACAATTTTGATGCCACTACAACTACCTCCTACGATTTAATAAACATAGCACCATTTGATTTTTAAGGGGCTTGGTATGCAAAGGTACCTTACCCCTTAAAAAGTGCTTACAGGTTAAATTTCAGCCTTGAGCTACAGCACGAATAAATCTACGTGCACTACCTTCCCATGTGTTACTTACATCCTTAACTAAAGAATCAATTAAGTTTTTGGAAGGTGTTACTTTTGCTGTTGTACTCATGCCATCCCCTATTTTGAGAAATTAGGTGTTATGTCCATACTTGCCATGATATTCATACAGCAAGCAGTGAACTCTATCTCCCTGTCAGGTACAGATGGATCATACCTACAAGAATCAGCAATAGCTAAGGCAATGTCTGCTTTTTGATCAGCATCCCCATTATCAAGCATGAACTCATCAAACAAATATTTGTACATAAACGCAAAGTCTGTTGTACCAGCAACTTCTTGTCTCAATGACAGTATGTTACCAGCAAGTATGTGTTCACAGATTGTTTTTGGATCTGCATTGAGGGAACCAATGGCTTTGGCGTTAAAAATACCACTAACACAGGCAGATTGCAGGTTGTTCACAACTGACCTCATATCAGGGTAGAAACGGTTGATCAGTTCAGCGATTTCTTCACGGCTGGTGTCTTCAATATCTTCAGCTTCAAGTATATCTTCACACACACTGACCAGCTTACGTTTAGGGAAACGGTCAAAAGTAAATCGTGTACAACGTGATTGAAGAGGCCCAATGATTTTGTCAACATAATTACAGGTCATAATGAACCTGCAATTTTTGCTGTAAGTTTCCATGGTATTACGCAAAGCTGTTTGGGCGTCTGCTGTAAGTGCATCTGCCTCATCAAACAATATGATTTTGATATGACCTTTCTTTACTGCGGATGCTGCAAATTGTTTTACTTTGCCACGAATAGTGTCAATGCCACGGTCTTGGCCAGAAGCATTAAGGGTGAGACATACACATGGGATTTCTGCCATCAAAATGTATGCCATTGTTGTTTTGCCTGAACCTTGCGGTCCTTCTAACAACAGGTGGGGTATTTCACCGTCTTTAATAAATTTTTTAAAAGCAGTGCGGTGATCTTTATTTAATGAAACGTCCTTCAGTTTAATCGGACGGTATTTTTCGAACCAGATGTAGCTTTGCAGTTTTGACACTGTAATTCCTCCATAGATTGTTGTACTTCATTTGCAACTTGTACTTTGATGATTGTAGTCAAACAGGCAAAGGCTTCTCGTGCAGTATGCACATGAAACCCATGCTGTTCAAGTACTCGGAACATGCTGACAGAAAATTCAACACATTCCTTTTGGGTTACTTCTTTAATCATCAGATACAGGTCTCAACAACCAACTGGAGGTATTAGTGGTGATAATCACCGCTTCATCTTCACTCAAATAAAGCTTTGGTTCAGCACCAAAGTCTATTGAGTTGAGTACAGCACCAAGATGTTTGTTGTATACAAAAGTGGTTGACTCTGGTATATCAGAGGAACCAAGTATAACATCAATTTGATGCTCAGTCTCTTTACCACCATGTAATGTTATTTTTCCTTTTTTGTCAACAGAAAAAGAAACACTACTTGAATCAAACATACCCATAAGGTTCATGAATTCTGAAACCTTTTCAAGTGTGAGGTCAAATGAACCAGTGTACTCATCCAATTCATTTTTGATGATGTCACCTTCTTCTTCCCATTCATCTTTGTATGATGGAATGAGGTCAACATCTGCCATAATATATTTAACAACGGCACCATTCTTAGGTTTGATTGTCAATACATTATCTTTCTGTTTAAACTTAACAGAAACATCCTTCAGGGTGTTCATGTACTTACAAAACAGGGAAAGGTTACCGATACCAAACTGTGTGTCTTCATGCTCAAATTCAGCACTGGTACTTACGAAGCATGATTCGGTAATATCTATGGCAAGTATTGATGCCACATTGTCTTCGATTGTGATGACGCATTCCTCAATTGTGTTGCTGAGATGCACATCATTTAAGGCTTTTGCTAACGCATTTACTGTAGCCATTTGTTCTCCTATACGTGTTTAACCTAAAAAGGCAAGGTCGCAATGACCCTGCCTTTGTTTACCTATCTGTCACCGGATGCGTTACTTGGTTACAGTGTTGTCCTTATCATAACCTTTGGAAAATTCTTTGTCAGCTTTAAGAATACCTTTCTTATTTTCAGTGACAGTAATTCCACGGTTGTTTTTGAGGTGAGCAATATGGCCGGAAACTTTGTTTACGGCAAGACGCTCTTCACGTTTGTGAGTTTTAACAAGTACAGCAACAATGGCTTCTCGCTTTGCACCTTTCCACAGCATGTTGTCAACATCTTCATTCATACTACCAAGAACATGACCGTAACGGGTACGTTTACCAGGAGCTTTATTACCAGCAGGTTTCTTTTTGGCATCAGCTTTTGCAGCTTTCTTGGTGGCTTTTTTACAAGCAGTGTACTCATCTTTATATTCTTTTTTACATTCCTGGCAGTCATCTTCACCGTCATCCCAACCAGTGAGGAATGTTGGGCAATCAGAATCAGGGGCATCAGCATCATCAGCAGTGGCATCAGCATCATCAGCAGTGGCATCGTCGTCATCATCAGCAGTGGCATCGTCGTCATCATCAGCAGTGGCATCGTCGTCATCATCAGCAGTGGCATCAGCATCATCAGCAGTGGCATCAGCATCATCAGCAGTGGCATCGTCGTCATCAGCATCATCAAATACTTCTTGAGAAAGCCCATCATAAAAGGCACTGACATTTGCAGGAATATTTTTTACTTTTTTCTTACTAATAGAATCAACAGCATCAAGGAAAGCTACAAGCATCACTTCACCTTTTGTCCCAACTTTGACCACAATAGGGTCAGCAAGTTCAGAATCATTCAGTTCTGTACATGCTGCTTTCAATTCTTTGAACGTCAGTTTATAATCCTTCAACTTTTTCAAACTCATTGTAAAACCTCCAGCTTCTGCCACTTATCATGGCGTTTAATTATGGCAATTTGGCTAATATGCCTTTTTACCCTGTTAAATTGTATATAGTATATGTACTATAATTTATTATATGTGTCAATACTTTTATATAAAAAACTCCGTTTTTATTTGCTCAATTCCATAACTGATTTATTTGACTACAAACTCAGAGTCTAGCGTAGATTGCTGATGCTGCATTTCTTGTAGTACGGTACATACATGACTCTGTACATATTCTTTATGGCGATGTGCTACTTTGTTTATATTCATCATCCCCATTTCTTTCATTTTATCTGTTTGACACAAGCCTATTGCGATATCAAGCTTGGCTATTTTACTGTAATCTTCAGCAACATGGATGTCCCTAATAAATTCAACGTCTGCACTGGTGCGGTTGGTCTGAGAAGCTGAAATAATAGTGATGTGTTTCTCTTGACCCCACCCACGTAACTCTTCCCAAATGTCATCTAACTGGTGACGTTTCTCACCGCCATTTTCAGGTTTAATAAGGTCAGCATAATCAAGAACAATCACATCAGGTATGAAGTTTTGTGTGTTCTCAAGGTAAGCTACCTCTTGTTTCATATCAGTAACGGTGACACTCTTTGATGGCATGTGTACAACACGACCATATTTACCAAAATATTTATTAAACTTTTGGACTTTCTTGAAGTAATCACCTTCAAGTATAGTTTCTTTTTCTACTGGTATTTTCCATGCTGATGGTTGAAAGTCAGATTTACCACGGCACTCAGTACACACTTCCCAATCTTCTTCGTCATGATATTCAGCTAAACCCCCATCACTTAATATAGCACCAACACCTTGACGTTCTTCCTTTTCACACTCACCATTTTGATTCAGTACGCAATCCATTATAGGAACCATTACACTGTATGGTTTGCGTTCAGGCTGTACCCCAGTGATAGCAAGGGCGTACCGTTGCATTAATTGGCTCTCAGGCATCTCTAATGATATGATAAGGGTGTTATGCCTTTGACGTACTGAATCAATGACAGCATCAAGCATATAGGTGGTCTTACCACGCTTTGCAGGGGCAAGGTATGCAATGAACCAACCACGATTAATAGGACCGATGAACTCACCAAGTTTACCACTAAACATAAAGAAGGCAGATTCAGGGTCTTGTTGCATGACCATATCCCTGATACATGCACGCATAAAATCTTCATCGTCAAAAGCAATAAATTCACGTGAGCTTCCTTCAATGCCATGGTACTGTTCCATCATTGCATTTTCAGCACCAACAATATCTCCAGATTTCCTGCATACTTCGACTGCTATGTTTTGTAATTCAATATGTTTTTCTCTGAATAACTCATTGGCTGAGTCTATGAGGTAGTCAATATTATGTACTTCAGAATCAGACACATCAGAAAGGTGTTGCAGTACATTACCTACTTGTTCATGTATATCTTCATCCAATTTAGCACCAAACTCTTCAAACATTTCATTGATATGTTCTTTTGGTGCTACACCATAGGAATCAAAATAATTACCAACCCAATCAATAATAGTAGATGCATATTTTGAATCAAAATATTTATCATCTGCTACCGGTAATACTTTCTCACAAAATTTTGTGTTTAGAATTAAATTAATGATTACCCGTTTCTCACGGTTATAATCAAGTCTGTCTCTTTTTATAGCCATTATACCCTTACCTCACGTGGAGTATCAGGGTGTTTATGTTTGTTATTATCTTGCCATTCTTCCATACGTTTAGCATGTTTACGGACATGTTCAGCTAATGGCCTATCAATACGCCCAACTAAACGTGCCCATTCTCGTAAAACAGCAGGGGCAAACATATCTGTAGCACGTAGTAAAAATACTGGTTCATCCTCACCTATTTTACCTGATGGGTCTTGGATACAATCATAATCTTTTCTTGCATGTAACATAGTGCCTCCTATTGTATCATTAACTTTCTACGCATAAACTTTTCTAAATTGTACACCCCTAGCGGTAAGTCTTCAACCGTCAGTGGTAGTTTGTGTTCAATCATTGTGTCGTGCAGTAGTGAGGGTAACTTCATTCTGTTCTCAGCAAGGTTACCATTTGAAACTCTCTTTATGAATATCATAGCTTTATCAATCTGTTTGACCACCTGATTGTACTGCTTATCTGTCGGTCTCATTGTACCTTTCAGGATTTTTATAGTTTTGTCAACAAGGATAGGGTACTCACTTTTCTTACGGGTAGGGTCATCTGATACCCTGATAGGCTCATTGTTTATGAAGTGTAAGAACGGGTACTTATACCTGTATTTGTTTGAACCTGTACCGATATCAACATGGGCATTGTGAATGAAGTTGATGAACGACATGCGTTTGGGGTTTTTGGTGTAGTCTATGCTACAAGCAAGTGCCATACGTTCTATTGCTTTTTTGACTGACGCAACACTCCACTGTTTCTTTTTTAACCCTGCCTGTATTGATTCATGCTTTGAATAGAATGTACCTTTCAGCAACCTGAAAAGAGAAGCATCAATACTTTGGATAGTTTTTGTTTGTTGGTGCAATGGCGATACATTACGTTTACGAGTCAAGGTATGTGTAGTGAGGGTGTCAAATGAATTCCAGTATTCAATTAATTCTATTGATTCAGCGTGGAGTTTGTTAAGTGGTACAAGGGTCTTTTTCTTTTGTTTTAATGCATCACGCTTATTCCTTGAACCAATAGTAGGTTTACCTCCGTGTCCGCTTGTCGGACTGTTTACTTTAGTAAACTCTGTAGTTTCAGTAGTATTCTTAGAGTTAGTTGGTTGAATATCACCTCTCAAGTTGGTTGAAATGCTGCCAACTGTGGAACCTCCTTTGTTTCCTTGATGACCTGCAACAAATGAAGAATATTTATCCCAATCAATAGTATAATATGTTGTTGCGGGAACACCTTTTCTTGCAGTGCTGATGAAGGGTAATTTCTTGATTGCTTTTTTGGCAGTTTTAATTTCGTGGATGGTAAGGCATAATTCCTTCATAAAATCTTTGTTTGATTTATAGAATGTATCCTTTTTTGAGAACCAGTACATGAGTTGAGATAGTAACACAGCACCTTGTAAAGAACCAGTTAGTTCTTTGTATAATGGGTAGTAGGCTATCGGCCTTTGGTTTAGTGCTTTTAATATCTCATTCATATTAATTCTCCTCAAAACGTAAAAAGCCCTATGAGTAGGGTATTGGTATTGGCCGGTAGAAAAGTTTCAACACACAAAAACTTTTTGTACTGGTTAGGTACAGAACCAAGCAATACCCTTCTCATAGGGCTTTTATCTATTTGATTGTGTGTGTTATTCTTTTAGTTTTTTTACCATAACACATAAACTACTCGCCACTACCACAGTTTTAAGTCATTGCTCATGTATTATTAGGTTTATACCAACCCAAAATTTGATTGTCAATAAAAAAATTCACATATAGCAAAAAATTTTTGGGCAGGTAATTGTAGTATATTAGTTTACAGCACCAGACATGTTAAAATCTGGATTTGTTGCCACTGCATTCATTTGGGCATTATCAAAAGCTACGAATAAGTTGTCAAGTGATGTACAAAGATATAACATTGCTTCATACTTATCTGCATATTCACCACCTTTAGCAATAGTGGCAGTCCTATTGGCACTTACCAATACTAACTTTTCTAAATCTTCACGATTCATTTTACTTAACCTACTTTTTGCTTCTTCAAGTGGGTTTCTGCCATTAAAATGCTTTTTCACATCATCAACTGTTCCTTGGGTTAA